TCGTTTGGGGCTGTGCTAAATGCAGATGATACAGTTATTGTCGTGCCAGAAATCCCACTAATTGTTTTTTCTTCCAATGAGCCGTCAGGCAAAATAATTGAGATTGTTGGGCTATCTCCAAGACTAGGAATATCTGTATTGTCAGAATCATCAAGAACAACAACTGTTGTGCTAGTTACGCTTTTAAGCAATCCTCCACGCCTTACACCAGCTTTAAGTCTGTCTGATATTTCTATTACATCACCGCAGCGTACAAGTACACCAGCGGCGGCTGTGGTAGCAAAAGAACAAGTTTCGCCAGAATTTTGTTCATTATATAAAAACCATCTTCCTAATCTTCTGGCCTGATTTCTACTCGTTGTTGCAAATGCTTGAATATTTTTAACGACAACACCATATTTTGTCTGTGTAGCAGAATCAGCTTCGACAGTTTCAACATCAATCTCTTGTGTTGTCATGTCAAAATAACTGACATTAATAACTGTATGCCTTGTCTTTAAACTTGAA